TTGTTGCTTATGGTATTGCAGGTACAGGAAAAACCTTTATTACCTTATATAATGCAATAAAAGATGTTCTTTCTACAGATACTCCATATGAGAGAATCTACTTAGTTCGTTCATTAGTGTCTACTCGTGAAATTGGGTTCTTACCTGGTGATCATGAAGATAAAGCAGACATCTATCAGATACCATATAAGAATATGGTGAAGTATATGTTTCAGATGCCTTCTGATGCTGACTTTGAGATGCTTTATGGCAACTTAAAGGCACAGGAAAGTATTAAGTTTTGGAGTACCTCGTTTATTCGTGGAACTACCTTAGATAATGCTATCATCATAGTAGATGAGTTTCAGAACCTTAATTTCCACGAATTAGATTCTATCATCACTCGTGTGGGCGAAAACTCAAAAATTATGTTCTGTGGTGATGCAAGTCAAACCGATCTTACTAAAACTAATGATCGTAATGGTATTGTGGACTTTATGAATATATTGCGTAAAATGCCTTCTTTCGATATAATAGAGTTTGATGTTGATGACATAGTTCGTTCAGGACTTGTTAAAGAATATATTATTGCCAAACTTGAGAATGGATTCTAATTTTACATATAATCTTGACTCTGTCGCAGATTCTATTATGGAAGGTGATGATTATATTCTTTTTCCAATAACAGTTTTTGATAACTTTTACGAAGATCCAGATGCTGTTCGAGAATTTGCATTAAGTCAAGATTATAGTAATAAACTTGGAATTCATCCAGGTTTAAGAAGTCACTGTATATCTGAAATTAATAAAGAATTTCATAATATTGCTTATCATAAAATTCTTTCAATGTTTGGGGATTATTCTCAAACCTGTGACCCTACAAATTATGGATGTTATTCATATTTTCAAAAAATATGGAGATTTTCTGGTGATCCAAAAGATCCAGTAAATGATGGGTGGATTCATAATGATGGTTTATGTCCTCTTGCAGCAGTTATTTACTTAGATCCAGATCCAGTAAATGATAATGGAACATCTGTTTATCATATGAATTATGATTTACCTGAAGAAGAGAAGGTCGCAAGACCTAATAATGAATCTCAATTTTATAAAGATGTTCTTGGTAAGGAAGATGTTTGCGGTGTTGATTCGTTAAAAGATTATAGAAGAAACATCATCAAGGCTAATAATAGATTTAGCTTGACGGCTGAGGTAAAAAACAGGTATAATAGAGCTATCATTTACAGTGGTGCTCAATGGCACGGACAAACAAGTTATCATATGCCAACTGATGATGACTTTAGATTAACACAAGTATTCTTTTTCTTTGAAATGAAAATTCCAACTATATTAATACCAAAAGTTAGGTGTAAATCATATGCCATTTAATCATGTTGATTTAGATCTCCAACCTCTTGAAAGAGAGCATATTGATGGAGTTCGTTATTATAAGATTCCTGATGAGGAAGAACTCGTCAAAATGGTTTCTATTACCTCAGTAACTAGTCATTTTAATAAAGAGATCTTTGTTAAGTGGAGAAAGAGGGTAGGTAATGAAGAAGCAGATCGTATCACTAAAGCGGCTACTGGTCGTGGAACTGATATGCACACTCTTACAGAACATTATCTGAAGAATGAAAACCTACCTGAAGTGCGTCCCATTTCAGACTTTTTATTTAAGATTGCTAAGGGTAAATTAAATAAAATAAACAATATATACGCTCTGGAAGGACCGCTATATAGTAAAGAATTAGGTATCGCTGGAACCGTTGATTGTATTGCTGAGTATGATGGCGAGTTAGCTATAATAGATTTTAAGACATCTAAAAAACCTAAACCAAGAGACTGGATTGAACACTATTTTGTCCAGTGTATGGCATATGGATGTATGTTGTATGAGATGAAGGGAATATCAATTAAAAAACTGGTAATTATTATGGCCTGTGAAAATGGCGAGTGTGTAATTTATGAAGAACGAGACAAAGCGAAGTACATCAAACTTCTCGGAAAATACATTGACAAATTTGTTAACGATAAACTGGAGCTCTATGGAACCAAATAAAGAATTAGAACAAGCGATAGCGAGTAAGTTCCTAACCCCAGCCAAATTTTCTATGGAAATTGAAAATATTGTTTTGGCAGAAGATATTAATTATATTGATGCAATAATACTGTATTGCGAAGATAATAATATTGAGGTAGAATCAGTATCTAAACTCATTTCAAAACCATTAAAGGAAAAGTTAAAATGGGATGCTACCCAACTTAATTTTATGAAAGCGACTTCCAAGGCTAAACTTCCAATATAATATCATGCCCATACAACATGCTTTTCCAATTCCGCTTTATTACAATAAACCAACGGAAGAGGATTATGAATTAATACAAAAGGAGTTGGTGAATGTTCATGAGAATACTGATTATGAAATCCCAGAACGATTTCCTAAGAATGCCTCTCATTCATTGACACCAAATCCTTTTGAAAGTAATGTTATAAAAAAGTATAAATGTGATGTTTTTTTAGAATTTCTAAAAACTTCTATACGGGATTATATGCAAAATTTGCAATATAAAATGCCTATGGAATATATAATTGATGCATCTTGGATAACTAAGAATACACTTGAGACATATGCCATAGAACACCAACATGGTGGTACTGATATTTCTGGGGTATATTATATAAAGACCAACGGTAAAGATGGTAATTTGTATTTTAATGATCCCAATCAGGATAAGTTAGGCAATTTAATTATGGGTCTTTCAGTAAAACAAAATATTGCTCCACTTGAGCAAGGATTACTTATCTTATGGCCAGGATTCTTATGTCATGGAACACATACCAATAAAAGTGATCATGAAAGATTGAGTTTATCTTTTAATATTAAATTTACTCGTAGAGGATTTACTATTAAAGATAATTTAGATGATACAAGATGTATAGTTGTCAGAGATGACACTTGGAGAGATATTATTTGTTACGAGGAATTAAACTAATGGATGCTTACCAAAGAGAACAAGAAACTAATTTTCGTGCTATTCAGGGCATGATTGGACAACTTCCAGAAGAGGATGAATTTGAAGAGAAAATAGTTAGGGTTGCTGGAGCACAAATTCCAGTTACAATGGATCTTGAATATAATAAGAAAGAGATCTTTAAAGCAATTGATTGGGCAAAGGAGAATGAAGTAGATCAACTTCTCACTCCAGAGGCAGCTCTTTCTGGGTATTGTAATCAATGGTATAATAAATTAGAACAAATTAATTCTCTTTTAAAAGAGATAGAAGAGCATCAAGTAAAATGTGGTGTTGCTCTTAATCTTGGAACTTGTTTTCAAGAACCAGAAGGATTTGGTAAGATTAATAGAAATCAAATTCGCCATTATACTAAATCTGGTATTTTAGGTGCTATTACAAATAAGACTCATGTTTTACAATCAGAAGATTGTATTGGTAGAGATAATGTCAAACATGGACTTGCAGGTTATCCTTTAATTGAGGAAGAACACGGTAGAGCAACTGCTATTGGTATGTTATGTAATGATATGTGGGGTTGGAATGAAGAAGCTCATACTATTAGGCAAGATGATCAGATGAGAAAATATCCTGTTGATTTAATAATGCATGCTACAAATGGTAGGAATTTCTTAGAAGATGATCCCCAACATGCCCCATTCAATGCTTGGGCAGATGGGTTTTTACGTATGACCGCATATAAAACTTTAATACCAATATTAACAGTAGATTCTCCAGTTCAATGGGATTGGGATTTGAATGAAGAAACTCTTGATATGTATCCAACTTCTAGTGAAAGTGGTTTTCTTGATTTTACTGGTTGGAAAACAAGTGTACCTAGACACGGTAGACAATATTTTTATCATGATCTAGATGTTGGAAGAACTACTCCATTTAAATTTGCAAGATATCTTAAAGATACTAAGAAACCATTTAATCTTATGATTACTGATAAGAATGGGGAAAAATTAGTTGCAGACGGTCTTAATATATAATGGAAATTTCTGAACTTGATTTATTGCATCATCGCTTACAAGCGATTTTGCGTGATTACAATATGCCTGACCTTGAATATCTTGGTGAGAGAAAAAGTTGGAAAACTGGTGAAATGGTTCATTGGTATCGAGTAGGAAATGCAGAAGTTCCAATTGATGCTATTACAGAATTTGAAACTGAAGAAGATGAAGAAGATTAGGATTGCAGGTGCTCAGATTCCTGTAGGAACAGATATACAGATTAATAAGAAAGAGATCTTTAAAGCAATCGATTGGGCAAAGGAAAATGAAGTTGATTGTTTATTAACTCCTGAAGGATCTTTGTCTGGATATGAATCTGGTTGGCAAGGTAAGATGCCAGAATTAGTTGATGCTCTTATGGAGGTAGAAAAACATCAAAAAGATTGTGGTGTAGGTTTGCATCTAGGAACTGGATTTCAAGAAAGAGAAATTAATGGTCAGATTTACAGAAATGAAATTAGGCATTATAATAAGGATGGTGCATTAACTGCTATTACAAATAAAGCATTTACTTTAGATTCGGAAGGTGTTTTAGGAAGAATTGATTGTTTAGAAACTATAGTTTCCTTTCCTTTAGTAATACCACAAGTACAAGGTATTGGTTTAATATGTAATGATATGTGGGGTGCTCATAATAGAGATAGACCTTCAATTCAACATTATGTAAATGATCTTTTACAAATTCGTGATGAGATACAAATTATTTTTCATTCCACAAACGGTAGAAAAATTAATTCTGAAGATATTATGCATAAGATTTATTGGGATTGGCATAATAGTGTTTTAAGACTTAATGCTTGTTATTCATTTCCTATACTTACTGTAGATTCTTGTACTCATTGGAGATGGGACGGTGATGAAGAGTGGGTTGATAAGTTTCCAACATCAAGTCAAAGTGGATTTGTTGATTATAGTGGTTGGTTAACTGATGTTCCAAGATATGGTCGTCAATATTTCTATTATGATTTAGATCCATCTCTTAGGAATCCTAAATGGAATGAACAAAATAAACAAATTAGTCCATATTAGATGAAGACAAAAGTGACTCCCTTTGAGACTTACCGAACATACTTATCGATGAAAAGTCATTTTACTAACCCTAAGTATGACTTTGTAAAGTATGGTGGCAAATCTCGTGCTACAATGACATCATTCAATAAAAGGAAAGATAAGTATTGGTTTGAAAAAACTTCTAGGAAGTATTCAGATCAAGAAATTATAGATTTTCTTTTATCAAATTTCGTAAACGCTACTAACCCTCAAAACTTATGGATCGGAGAAATTATCAATTCTGGAGAAAGGACTTACGCAGACTGGAAAATGAGGCAACAGAGTTTGACGTATATGTTCAAGGAACAATCGGAG